AATTTATATATAAATGTTTGTATGGATTATATACATTTAAAAAATATAAGTAAAGCTATTGATAAATTAAATAGAATGTTTGAAGATTGTGAAGATCAACAAGATATGACTGTTAGATTAGCAGAACTATTAAAAACAAAGAGTGAAGAATATAATCAATGTGAAAAGAGACAAGAAACATTGATAGCTAGATTAAATGGAGATAGAAAAGAAAGAATAAAAAATAAACATAAAGATAATGCATCTATATTATCATTAGTAAAATTGTTTCAGAATGAAGCTGACAGAAATAGGATGATAGACATGGCAGAGAAGCAAAAAATGCTAATCGCTCAAGAAGCTGATAATTTAGAGAGGATGGATGTCTGGAAGGCTAGGGTCCTCGGAATCGCTAAAGATGATGTTCTGTAGCCTATACGGGGATTTTCGCGGTACTTCTATCTCTTGTTGCCATTTAAGGCAATTGGAGAGGAAGGAACAACTTCTTTTTTAAAAAAATGAGCATACAATGTAAAATATGTGATTCTACTTTTAAGTCAGAAAGATCTTTGCATACTCATATTAAAGCTCATGGAATTTATTTATCGGATTATTATATAACATATTATCCTAGATATAATCTATATACAAATGAATTAATTCCTTTTAAAAATAAAGAACAATATTTTAATACATTTTTTTCAAATAATGTTGAATTGGAAAAGTGGTTGGCGACAGCCGACCACGAACATGCACAACAAATTTTATTATTAATGCTTAAAAATAGAATTATTAGTAAAAATTTAAAATACGCCCCTAATCATTTAGAATTAAAACTGCTTGACTTACCAGAAATAAAAATATACAAAGAATTTTTTGGGTCATATAATGAAGCCTGCCGAAGGCTTCAGGTTGAGCCTTTATTCAACCAAAGCATAAAAAGTAAATTTTTAAAAAAAAATAAAAATTTAAAAACTTTAGAAATATTAATTGATACTAGAGAGCAACAGCCACTAAAGTTTGAAAAAAGCCGATCTATGAAATTAGATTTTGGAGATTATACTGTCGGAGGTTCAGATTATACAGCCACATATATAGACAGAAAATCGGAAGTGGATTTTAAATCAACAATGACTGTAGGATTCGAAAGGTTTAACAGAGAAATGGAAAGATGTATGGATATTAATGCCTTCATGTATATAATAATAGAAAGCTCTATAGATAAAATAAAAAGAAATAACAATTCTGGAGTTCATAAATCAAATTTAAAATTCGTGTGGCATCAAATGAGAGTTATATCTCATAATTATGCCAGGAGATGCCAGTTTGTTTTCTCTGGGGGTAGAAAAAGATCTGAAAAATTAATTGAACTTCTTTTAAGAGGAGGAGAAGATTTATGGAATGTTGACTTGCAGTACTATATCGACAATAGAATTTTAACATTATGAGTTGGGAAACAGGCAATCAAAAAAGAAAAGAAAAAATTGACATTAATTCTTTAATTAGGTCAAAAGAAGGGTTTTTACCCGAGCGGGAATCTAAACTTCTTTTATATCAATTCTTGCGAGAGAATATAACGTTTACCACTAACCTTTTAGCTGGGGTAGATTTATTTCCTTTTCAACATATGGCGATTAAATCGATGTTTGAATCTGATTATTTCTTAGGTATATGGTCTAGAGGTATGTCTAAATCTTGGACAACAGGGATTTTTGCATTTATGGACGCTATTATGAATCAGGGTGTTGACATAGGAATATTATCGAAATCCTTTAGGCAGGCCAAAATGATTTTTAAAAAAATTGAAGATATAGCTGCGAAACCTGAGGCTAAATATTTAGCCAACTGCATTACAAGAGTGTCAAAACAAAACGATGAGTGGGTAATGGAAATTGGTGAAAGTTCCATACGAGCATTGCCATTAGGAGACGGATCGAAATTAAGAGGTTTTAGGTTTCACAGGATTATCATTGACGAAATGTTATTGATGCCAGAAAGAGTTTATAATGAAGTTATTGTGCCGTTCCTGTCTGTAGTGCAAAACCCAAAAGAAAGGGAGGATATGCACAATTTAGAAACAAAACTTATTGCGGAAGGAAAAATGAAAGAAGAAGATAGGTATAAATGGCCGAACAATAAACTAATAATGCTATCTTCAGCTAGTTACAAGTTTGAATATCTCTACAAACTGTACGAAAATTTTGAAAACCTTATACTTGAAGAGGGGAAAAATGGAGGAGCACGACGATCTATAATGCACTTTTCATACGACTGCGCTCCTAAACAGTTATACGATCAAAATCTAGTTGAGCAAGCTAAATCTACAATGAGTCAAAGTCAATATGATAGAGAATTTGGCGCGGTATTTACAGATGATAGTTCTGGGTATTTCAAGATATCGACGATGGAAAGGTGCACGGTAAAAGAGGGTGATAACCCTCATGTAGAAGTAAAGGGTAACGAAAATGACTCGTATATAATTTCTTTCGATCCAAGCTGGGCAGAATCAGAGAGCTCTGATGATTTTGCTATGCAAGTATTTAAAATACATAAAGAATCGAATAAGGCTACTTTGGTTCATGTATATGCAATGGCTGGAGAAAATTTAAAAAATCATATCAATTATTTTCATTATTTACTAACTAATTTTAATGTAGTTGCTATGGTGGGGGATTACAATGGTGGCGTCCAATTTATCAATGCCGTCAAAGAAAGCTCTTTATTTAAATCTTCAAATATAAAATTAAATATAATCGAAACAGAATTTGATGATCTAGAAAATTATCAAAAGTCTTTAATGTCCGCTAAGAGGGAATTTTCCAAAGATGGTATTCCGTGTTGTCTCAGGAAGCCCACTTCTGAATGGATTAGAAGGGCAAACGAATTACTACAAGCTAATTTTGATCATCAAAGAATATGGTTTGCATCGCAAGCAGTCGATGATAGTTTTCAATCTCAAAGAAGAAAAAAAGTACCAATCAAAAATTTGCGATTCATGAATTTTACAGATGTTGATGAAAATCAATCTGAAGGAGCTAGAATGATTGACTTCATAGAACATCAACAAGAAATGATAATATATACAAAATCTCAATGTGCTCTAATAGAAGTTAGATCTTCACCGCAAGGAACACAAACTTTTGACTTGCCCTTAACACTAAAAAAGACCACTGGACCTAGTAAGGTAAGAAAAGACTGTTACTCGGCTTTGGTTCTAGGGTCTTGGATGGTTAAGATTTATAATGATATTAAAAATTCAAAAGAAGAAGCTTTTAATAATTTTATCCCAATGTTTATAAAGTAACTTTAATTTTACTTTTTAACTTTTATGTGTACTATTAATATACACAGCCATGAGCGAAAAAACAAAACGAAAGTACATTAAAAAGTCCCAATATTGGAATAATATTAAAAAAGATGGCGCCAGATCAGGTGGCGAGGAAAAAAATATAGAACCTGTTAGTTGTGGCGATAACTACTATATCAGTAATGCTAGTTACAGCAATAATTCAAGGCCAGAATTTACCTCGACTACCGCCGCTAGCAATGTTGTCAGTGATGCTTTAAGAAATGCTGACTCTTCCACTACGAGAACTAGGGGTAGAGCTGGAATCAAAAATTTAGCTCATAAATATAAAAATATTTCTGACGGGGTGCTACCTTATAATGTAAGCTCTGATGGTGTGGATATTCGAGAAAGTATCGAGTTGTGCCAAAAAGCATATGCCAATATACCTATATTCAGAAATGCTATAGATGTTATGTCTGAGTTTTCAAATTCTGAAATATACCTTGAGGGAGGTAGTGAAAGTACTAGAAATTTTATATACAAATGGTTTGAAAAAATAAACTTATGGAAACTAAAAGATCAGTATTTTAGAGAGTATTATCGATCTGGAAATATATTTTTATATAGAATCGATGGGAATTTTAATAAAAACGACGTTGTTAATTTAAATAAAGTTTATGGAGCTGAAAACGATAAATATCTAAACCCTGGTAAAATACCAGTAAGATATATATTGCTCAATCCTTATGATATATCTTCAAATAGAGCAACATCGTTTGAATCAGGAGCATACAAAAAAGTTTTGTCAGAATACGAGCTAGAGAGACTAAAAAACCCTACAACTCAAGAAGACCAAGATATATTCAATTCACTAGATGATAAAACAAAAAAATTAATAAAAGAAGGCGGGTTTCATAGAACTGGAGTGTTAATGCCTCTAGATCCAGAAAAGTTAATATACTCGTTCTATAAAAAACAAGACTATGAACCTTTTGCTGTGCCCTTCGGATTTCCAGTTTTAGATGACTTAAATTGGAAAATAGAGCTTAAAAAAATTGACCAAGCAATTAGTAGAACTATTGAAAATGTAGTACTATTAATTACTATGGGAGCTGAACCTGATAAAGGAGGAGTTAACCCGCATAGTTTAACTGCCATGCAATGTTTGTTTCAAAACGAAAGTGTTGGTAGAGTGTTGGTTAGCGACTATACCACAAAGGCAGACTTTGTAATGCCAGATGTTAATAAAATTTTAGGCCCCCAAAAATATGAAATAGTCAACCAAGATATTCGAGAGGGTTTGCAAAATATTATAGTAGGTAAAGAAAATTATTCTAGCACTCAAATAAAAGCTCAAATATTTTTGGAAAGATTAAAAGAAGCTAGAAATGCATTTGTAAATGATTTCATCATGCCTCAGGTGAAAATATTATGTAAAAGCATGGGTTTCAGGAAATACCCAACGGTTAAATTTCAAGAGATAGACATCAAGGATGAAGTTCAGTTTCAAAGGGTGATAACAAGATTATTGGAAATTGGAATTATTACGCCTGAGCAGGGTATGAATGCAATTCGAACAGGGTTGTTCCCCCATGCAGACGATTTAGAAAAAGCTCAAGAAAAATATATCGAAGACAGAGAAAAAGGTATGTACAACCCCTTGGTGGGTGGAGTTCCACTGGTAGAAGCTGCAGGAGCTGAAGAAGATAGAAGTCTTCAAGAGCAGCAAATTAAAGAGCAGGCGAAAACCCAAAGAATCAATGTAAAAACAAATCAATTAAACCAACAAAAGACCCAACAAGAAGTGGGTAGACCTACAGGAGCTACAGCAAACTTGTATTCTAGAAAAAATATACAAAATACAATTTATGATATTGAAAAATTGAGAACTCAAGCTTCAAAAAAAATAAAAGAAAAATATAAAGTTAAAAAAATAAGTAAAACTCAAAGCGATATTATTGATAAGCTTCTTGAGTCCGTGATAGCATCAACTGAAAAAGATAATTGGGCTAATAAAATGGAAGAATGTATAAGTCAACCAGAAAATTTAGAAAAGCTAGAAAGTTTAAAGGGCATTGCTGAAATTAGTGAAAAACACCAGCTTCAGGATTATCCCGCTGCAATATTATATCACAGTCGATAGTTTATTGTGTACAAAACATGTAATGAAAAACTACATTACTGTTGACCTGTCAAGTTTAATAAACGAAAAAGATTTATTCTGCAAAGACTGCGGGAATTCTGAAGAGATACTCATGGAGTCACGGGCAGAAGAAGAAAATAAAGCTGAAAAATCAAAAAATAAAAAATAGATCAAAATGGAACCTAAAAAAGTTTTTATTACAGGGATAACTGGTCAAGACGGCAGTAATATGTGTGATTATCTACTTGGTAATCATGATGTTAAAATATATGGAGGGATCAGAAGGATAAGTGTTAAGAACTATAAAAATATAAGACACCTTAAAGACAACCCTAAAATAGAGTTAGTTAATTTCGATTTAAGTGATCCTTATAGTATAAGAAACGCTGTTGAAAACATAAAACCAGATTACTTTATAAATTTTGCCGCACAATCGTTTGTTCAGTCAAGTTGGGACTTTCCAGTTCAGACATTTAGTGATAATGCCGAAAGCGTGATTCATATACTAGAGTCAATAAGGTTATTCGCTCCTAAATGTAGGTTTTACAACGCTGGGTCGTCAGAGGAGTTTGGGGACGTTATCGAAGATATGCAAGATGAAAATCACCCCTTGAGACCTCAATCTCCATATGGAGCGTCGAAGTGTGCGGCTAGGCATATTGTAAGGGTATATAGAGAATCTTATGATTTATATGCAATTCAAGGTTGGTTATTTAACCACGAAGGCGACCGAAGAGGCACAGAATTTGTAACAAGAAAAATAAGCAAAAACATTGCAAAATATGTATACGACTTGGAGGAAGGAGAAGAGCCAACTCCTGTAGAACTAGGTAACCTAGATGCATTAAGAGACTGGACTGATTCGGTGGATTTTATGTCTGGAGTTTGGTTGATGTTAAATCAAAAAAATGACCAGCCAAAAGAATACGTACTTGCCAGCGGTAAAACTTACTCTATAAGAAAATTTTTAGAATCAACATTGAACCACGCTGGATTACAATATAAGAAAGAAGGAGAAGGTTTAGATGAAAGATATCTTACAAAAAGTGGAAAATTGATAGTTTCAATAAATCCAATGTTTTATAGACATGCCGAAGTTAAACTTTTATGCGGTAACCCTAAAAGGGCTGAAGATGAATTGAAGTGGGAGCGTAAGGTTAATTTCGAACAGCTTGTAAAAAAAATGTTCGATAGTGATTATAATTTTTTTAAAAATCGGTGTAATTTGTAGAAGATAATGAAATTTAAATACAAAACAAAATTTTCCGACCATTTAAAAATAAATAATTTTTTCTCGTCAGGCTCTTCTTTTACAAGTCAAGCTTCTATTGATAATTTACAATCTTTAATTCCAGAAGAAATAGATTTTGAAAAAAACATAGATCTAATAGGAACTGCATTTAACGCCGCAGTTATAAATTCTTTTAATAAAAATGGGGATGGTATTAATACTTCCACAGCAAAACAAATAAAAGATTTTTTCATTCATAAGCCCACCAATATAGAACACAATAAAAGAAAGGTGGTTGGACATATTATTTCCAGTGGGTATTCAGAATATAACTCTGATAAGATATTGGAAGATATTCCAGATGATTTTTCTGAAAAATTTAACATTGCATTAGGAGCATTGGTCTATTCAAATTCTTTTCCTGAGTTTGCCGATCTTTTAGTTAAATCTAATGATCAAGCTAATACATTATATCACAGTATTTCTGCGAGTTGGGAACTTGGTTTTAATGAATATCATATTGCTGTTGGCAGTCAAGATTTGAAAGATGCAGAAATTATAACCGATTCAAAACAGATTGAAGAGCTAAGTGAATACCTATCGTCTTTTGATGGTGATGGAACTTTAGAAGATGGAACCCCTGTATTTAGGTTAGTAGTTGGTGAGGTTTATCCTCTTGGAATTGGGTTTACCTCTAATCCCGCTGCAGATGTAAAAGGTTTAATTATAAAAAATAATAACTCTGAAAATACAGAAGAAATAGAAGCTGAAAATGAAACCTGTAAAAAAAAAGAAATAAAAAAAATTTCCCAAAACGAAAAAAATAATGTAAATAACAATATTAACCAAATTTCAAATATGCAAAATCAAGAACTTATTGAACAATTTAAGTCTCTCTTAGAGGAAAAAATGCCAGAGCATAATTTCTCTCAAGAAGCAGTTGCTAATATCGGACGCGTGATTGGAGATGCTATCAAATCCAAAAGCGAACAGTATGAAAAAGAACTTTCTGATATCAACTCCCAAAAAGAGGAGCTTGCTGCTGTTGAGGCAAAAATGAAAGAAGACATTGAGTCTTTAAAAAGTCAGCTGACAGCTTCCGAAGAAAAAGTGCAAGAGTTGGCTCAACAAATCGAAGCTAAACAAAAAGAAGAAGCTTTTAATTCAAGAATGGAACTAATCGAATCAACATACGAATTATCTGCAGATGACAAAACAATGCTAGCTAAAGAAGTTCAAGGTCTTTCTGTTGAAGGTTCTGATTTTGACGAATATCAAGACAAGTTGAAAGTCATGTGGGCTCATAAGAATAAAGAGCACATCGCTGAACAAGAAAAACTTTTCAATGAGAAAGTTGAAGCTGAAATTGCAAAACGCATTCAAGAAAAAACAATCTCTAAGGAAGAGGTTATTGAGGATGCTTCTGTAGTTGAAGAAGCTCTTGCTAATACTCAAGAAGAACAGAGCGAGGTTTCAACAAATAATAATTTAGAATCTGCGGTTGCAGAACTATCCTTTAGGGAAAAGTTTGCAAATGCATTTGCTAAAGAAACTGTAACAATTAAATTTTAACAAAAACGAAAAATGCATAAACTATTACCATTTAGACAATATGACGAAAAAGATGTTATTAATCTTTTTTCCCTTGCTATTACTAATGCTGAGAAAACCGCTAAGTATATAAACCTAGTTCCTGGCGGAACAGCCTATTCAACTGGAGCCAACTGGTCTGGTACTGCAGTATCTGTTAGGGCAGCCGACATTGGAAAATTCGGAGGTGAGCAACCAGCTAGAACGAACGATCCGTATTTAGGAGCCATTGGTTCGGGTAACCAGGGTTTTGCGTTGACTGAGGGAAGTTTTTACCCAGAAACTCAAGGTAAACTAAATCTAGCAACTGATGAAGCAGAAGCTCTCGGTATCACTATCAGGCCAACTCTCGCATGGGACGAAAATTCAACCAAGCTGTTGGACTATCCAGTAAAGAAAGACGAGCTTCAATGTGTGCTTCCTGGAGAAGCAGTGCCTGTAGCTACTAAAGGATTCTTTACACTTACAGTGGGTAAAGCAACAACCGAAGCTGTTGGTATTTGGCATGCTAGTGGGATCCAGTCTGGCGGAATCGTCCCAGGTTCCAAGCTGAAGGTATCAGGTAATGGAAAACTTACCCTGGACAACGGAAAAGTTGTTGTTGCTACAGTTGTTGCCACAGGAAGAAATGCTGGCAAAGATGTTGCCTTAGTACAAATTGGATAAGAAAGGAATTTAAAATTATGAACATTACCTTAAAACGAACACAAGAACAAGTCGAGCTCATTAAGGCTATGGCTTCGAAGAATCGCAATGTTGCGCATGAAGCACAAGCTGCCGCCGCAGAGTTTATTGCTCCAGTACTCGCTGAAGTAATTAACAATGCCCCTACGCTGAGTAATATGTTCACAAGCTTTTCTTTTAATGAAGATGATAACCCCTCTATTCCATTAGATCTTTATCATGACATCACCGATGAAGACTACTTGAATGTATATGTACAAAATGTAGCAGGAGGTCTTCCTTCCAACACTGTGATTCCAACGCATAGTGAACTTAAGTTTACTACTTACCGACTGGAAACAGCTTTGGATTTTGATCGTCGATATGCCGCTCGCTCACGACTTGATGTTGTGAGTAAAACATTCTCTAGATTGGCTCAAGAGCTCATGCTCAAGCAAGAAACAACTTCTGCTAACCTTGTGCTTGGAGTACTTGCAGCTGCACAGACTAATGGTAAGGACCATGTTATTAAATCTGGTGTTGAGAATCGATTTCTTATTGATGATGTTAATCGTTTGATTACACATGCTAAGCGTATCAATACAGCTTGGAATAAAGGAACTCCTGTTACTGCTAACCGTGGTGTGACTGACCTATTGATCTCTCCTGAAATCATGGGTGAAATTCGAGCAATGGCTTACAACCCAATCAATACACGTGGTCTTGCTGGAAATAATCTTACTGGTACGATTGATGGAACAGCTGCTACTGTAGGTGGCGGCGCTGCTGTTACTGTAAGCAATGATTCTGCTGGAGGCGTTATCCCCGCAACCGAGCAAATGCGTAATGCATTGTATCAAAATGCAGGAACCTCTGAGCTTTACGGCATCAACTTCACCGAGATTCATGAACTTGGTAAGGGCCAGAGATTCAATGATGTATTCGCAACTTACGACACCTCAAGTAAATTCGGACACAGCGGAAAGTTTAATAAAGATGCTACTACTGGAGACGAGATCATTATTGGTATCGACAGATCCAGAGAGTCTTTGATGAGAGCTGTAGCGACAGACTCAGAGACAGGAGCAGAATTGAGATTGGCAGCTGATGATCAATACACAGTCCGTCAACAAAAGATTGGTTATTATGGCTCGATTGAAGAAGGAAGAATGGTTCTTGATTCACGTGCTCTCACTGGTATTGTAGTGTAATAATTTTACAAAACAAACCATAACCAAATTAAAAAAATCCACCTACTCGGTGGATTTTTTTATTCCCAGAATTAATATAAAAGTGTAACCATACAATATATCTATGAGCTCAAAAACCCAAAAGAAAGAAACAAAAAAAATTGAAAATTTTGTAGACGGTAAAATTCAAGAAAGAAGTGATGTCGAAAAAGTAAGAGATTTGGAAGATCTCATGAGAGGATCCTTGCATAGTCCATTTAAAATTAAAACTAAGGAAGAATTTGAACGAAAAATGGCTGCAATGAATCTTATAGACATGCAAAGCATGGCGGTAGCCGCAGGTATTTTCCCCTCTGGAAACAAAAGTATATTAAGAAAAAAGTTAAGGAAAGAATTTGAAAAATACGAAAGAGGTGGTAAGGGTCGATTATTTTCGACCTCCAAGCCAATTGTCGATTACAATAATTTAAGCGAAGATCAAAAAAAACTTTTTAATGTAAACGGTTAAATCTGACTATACCATGCGGATAAGATATGTCAGAGTGCAATAATAGTCAAATATCTGTAATTGCAAAAAAAATATTTGATTCTGAGTTTTACGATCAATTCGACGAAACAGATAGCAATTACGAAAAATCCGTAGCCAATTTTATATCAAGAATTGAAGCTTGGTTAGAAACGAATATTGGGCAGCTCAATATTCTTATTCATTCTGGATATAGAGTGACTCATAGCGAGCATATTTGCCCGCAGATAAATCCAGAAGAGATAGCTATCTTCATACAGTTGTACTTAAAGGAATACTATAAGAGACAAGCTCACAACTCTTTAAAAAATGTGAGTTCGAGTTATACGGAAACTACATCTGGAGAACCTACTGTCTTTATGACGGATTGGGTGGAATTACGAGAAGGAGATTCTTCAATAAAAAGGCAATCTTTAATATCCACACCTCAGCAAAAAATACAAGCTGCTCAAGCATTTAAAGGCATTTCTCAAGATGCCAACATAAAGCTTCAGGAGATGGTTCAGTATTATAATTTGCATAAAGCTTTACCCAGGCAAGTTGTTGCTAGGTATACAGGAGATTCTGATTGTAGCCAAAAACCAAATGGTTGTAATGAGCAAATAAACTCGTGCCCCCCAGAGGTAACCACGACAGTAACTTATAGAATCACACCAACCACTACAGTTACTGAAACGATTACGATCACACCAACCACTACAGTTACTGAAACGATTACGATCACACCAACCACTACAGTTACTGAAACGGCTACAATCACACCAACCACTACAGTTACTGAAACGGCTACAATCACACCAACCACTACAGTTACTGAAACGGCTACAATCACACCAA